ACCCTGACGGCGCTGGCAGAGCTTGCTACATCAGCAGATAAACTCCCATATTTTACAGGGGCAGATCGTGCCGCGTTAACCGCGTTGACAAGTGTTGGACGTGCCATTCTTGGTAAAACCAGCACTCAGGGAGTTCTTGATTACCTTGGTTTGGGGGAAGGCTCTGCACTGCCCGTTGGTGTACCTGTTCCGTGGCCCTCAGCCACACCGCCAGCAGGGTGGCTGAAATGTAACGGTGCAGCATTTTCTTCTGAAATGTACCCAAAACTGGCAAAGGCCTACCCCACCAATAAATTACCGGATTTACGCGGTGAATTTATCCGTGGCTGGGATGATGGGCGCGGGGTGGATGCCGGAAGGGGCATCTTAAGCATGCAGGGGTGGTTAACAGGAAGTCATTATCATAATATTCGGTCATGGGATGCGTGGGATAACACGGTGTTGGTGCCAAATGACAAAGGAGGGGATAGTCTGTTGTCGACAGATAACGCCGTCCGGCAAGGTGCAATTAACGGTAGATTTACCAGTCAATACAGAACGGAATCCTCAGAGGGGAATGAAACCCACCCACGCAATATTGCCTTCAATTATATTGTGAGAACCGCATAATGAATAACGCGATATTAAATGATGACCTTATTGCCGTACAGGCAGGAAACATCGTCGTTTATAACTATGATGGTGAGACACGGGAATATATTTCCGAATCAACTGAATATCTTGCTGTGGGTGTCGGTATTCCGGCAAATTCCTGTTTAGATGCCCCGGGCGCACATAAAGCGGGCTATGCTATCCGCCGTTCGGAGAATTTAAGCTCATGGGAGTATGCGCCAGACCATCGTGGTGAAACCGTCTATAGCACTGACACGGGAAACACCGAAGAAATCACGGCGCTGGGTGACTACCCGAAAAATACAACCACTATCGCCCCGTTAACACCATACGATAAATGGGATGGTGAAAAATGGGTGACAGATACTGAGGCACAACATCGTGCTGCAGTAGAAGCGGCAGAAACCAAGCGCCAGTCACTGGCTGATGCGGCAATGGCTTCCATAAGTCTGATTCAGTTGAAGTTGCAGGCCGGGCGGAAGTTGACGCAGGCAGAAACCACCCGGCTTAATGCCGTGCTGGATTATATAGACGCGCTGAACGCAATGGATATAAACATGGCACCAGATATCAACTTGCCGGAAATACCACTGGCAGCAGCCAGTTGAATATAACTAAGCCGCCCTCACGATATAGTTAAATGCAATATTGCGGGGGCGGGTTTCACTACCACCTGTGTTACCAATACTTCCTCGTGAATGAAGCGTTGGTGATGGAATCAAACTCCCTCCTGTATTTGTGGCATCAAGCCCCCTGCCTTGCGTATATGTTTTTTTGAAAATTGTGGCCAACTCCCATTCATCCTTTGTGTCATATCCATCGTTAGCTACAACAATATGGCGGTGTTTTTCCAACATCCCGTTTTGAATGCTCAATAAAGCGCGTGCCGCATCAATTCCTCGCCCATCATCCCAGCCACGGATAAATTCACCGCGTAAGTCTGGTAATTTATTGGTGGGGTAAGCCCTTGCCAGTTTTGGGTACTTTTCAGAAGAAAATGCTGCGCCGTTACATTTCAGCCATCCCGTTGGCGGCGTGGCTGAGGGCCATGGAACGGGCACACCAACGGGCAGTGCAGAGCCTTCCCCCAAACCAACGTTTTCATGCTGCCCTTACGATGTAATTAAACGTAATATTACGAGGACGAATGGTTACATAATTAACCCCATCACCTCGTGAAGGCCCTGCAAATGAAAAACGGGAAAAGCCTGGTTGGTTAGAAACAATTTGGTCATAGTTATTGATTGAATGACCAGACCCAATGTCGAAATTACCTCCGTAATGAGAAAAACTTGTACCATCCTGCCCTGAAAGCAGGGTACGTCCCGCATCAATCCCGCGCCCATCATCCCAGCCACGGATAAATTCACCGCGTAAATCCGGTAATTTATTGGTGGGATAAGCCCTTGCCAGTCTGGGATACATTTCAGAAGAAAATGCTGCACCGTTACATTTCAGCCAGCCCGTTGGTGGTGTTGCTGAGGACCACGGAACGGGCACACCAACGGGCAGTGCAGAGCCTTCCCCCAAACCAACGTTTTCGTTTTTATCCCTACCTATACCAACTCTGTATTTTTCACGAAACAAAGAGGATGTTTTTTATGCAAATTGGCTATATTCGTGTGTCAACAAATGACCAGAACACGGATTTACAACGCAATGCACTGAACTGCGCAGGATGTGAACTGATTTTTGAAGATAAAATCAGCGGAACGAAATCAGCCAGACCGGGATTGAAAAAACTGCTCAGAACGCTATCAGAAGGAGATACGCTGGTTGTCTGGAAGCTGGACAGACTGGGCAGAAGTATGAAACACCTGATCACGCTTATTGAGGAATTGCGGGAAAAAGGTGTTAATTTCCGTAGTCTGACGGACAGCATTGACACATCAACACCCATGGGGCGTTTCTTTTTTCACGTCATGGGGGCTTTAGCCGAAATGGAACGTGAATTAATTGTAGAGCGTACACTGGCCGGGCTGGCAGCAGCACGCGCACAAGGACGCATTGGCGGACGTCGCCCGAAGTTGACAAAAGAACAACACGAGCAAATAGCGAGGCTGATTAAAAACGGTCATGACAGGAAACAACTGGCGATCATTTACGACATCGGCATATCGACGATTTATCGTTATCACCCTGTAGGCGATATACAGGCTGAAGAAACAACCAGGCAGACTCAGGAAAATAAAAACCGCTAATCTGACCATTAGCGGTTTTGCGTTAATCAAAACAGCCCTTTAACGGAGCTGGCCGCGCTGTTAAGGGATGATGTGACCTTATCTTTGAAGCCGGACAGCATATCACTGAACGATGAGGATTGCAGGCGCTCCCGCAAATCCTCATCACAGCGTTCAAGAGTCAGTGAAAATTCTATCTTTTTCGCCTTACCGTAGCGATCAAACTCGGAACGGGTCGTATTCGTTTCAGTCAGTACATACATGCCGTAAATCTGCCCGACACCATCAATCAGAGGCCAGGGGCGTCCTGTATATGCCTGCGTGGTCAGCAACGAAAGCGACACTTCGCCACCTGTAATTTCAGGATAAAGCACGCCGGAAAGCACGATGCGATCATCACCTGCGCCGATATACTGCCAGCTTGCTGAACGGTTAACGCGTTCATTTTTCACATGCCGCCAGCTTTTGTTTTGCTGTAACTGCTGATGCGGCAATGTGCGCAGCTCAAAAACAAACATGCCGTAGATCATCATCATGGCCATGACTCCTCAATCTTTATCGTAAAAACTGCCACGTCCGGCACGGTCGCGTCGTTCCAATTCTGCCCTGACCATTTCACCGACCAGTTTCGCCAGTTCGCGGGGATTCTGCGTAACAACGTTATGCAGATGAACATGAATTTCACCGCCAAATCCGGAGACAACAGGCTCCCGGTTACGGGAAGTTGCAGGAACTGATGCCACTGGCGATCGTATGGCCTCCGCCACCGGGCGGGAGCTGGCCGCAACAACAGGGACCAGCGCCGGAGGCAGAGGAGTCGGGACCACGGGTGTGATGTTGATTGCGGAAGCAGGCTTACTGACCTGCGCAATCTTCCGCTCCTGCCACTCCCCACGAACAGCAAGTGCGCGGGGCAGATTCTTAAAGACAATATCGCCGGGGCCAATGCGTTTTTTCGTCTCATCAACCAGCTTACCTGTGTTATCAGCAATTTTGCTGAGTCTGCGTAGCGTACCGGTATTGCTGTCTGTGAGCGGTTTGTTGTCTTTGGGTTTATCACCTCCGGTGCCATTGCCATTTTCCACAGGCTTCGGCGGATTGATTTTCGCCAGGTCCCCCTGAAGCAAGGCAACCTTGTCCTGAAGAATGGCCGCACGCTGTGCGTCTTCGATTTTCTTGCGCGCCCTTTCCGCTTCATCCGGAAGGACGCCAAGTTTTTCAAGTATCCACGCCAGCGTATCCAGTAGCATTTTTGCAGGCGTCAGAACAAGTTGTAACGCACCGCCAAGAACGTTACCGAATATCTCGCCAGCACTGGTACATTTATCCAGCGTTTCCTTGCTGGACTCCATCGGTGACAGCAGCGATTTAAACCAGTTAAACACCTGGCTGATCCCGCTTCCGATTGCGTCAAAAACAGGACCAAACCGTTCAAAGGTTTCGCGCAACGGGGCCAGCCTTTCCATAATCCCGCTGAACACCCCGGCAAAAAATGCCCTGATGGGATCCCAGTATTTCCAGATAAGAACGGCAGCTCCGGCAAGTGCAGCCACGATAAGACCAACCGGACTGAACAGCGCCCCGATAGCGCCTCCCAGTAAAGAAACGGAACCCGTCACCATTCCCCATAGTGCTGGCAGGACCCTGACAGCATTCATTGATCCGGTCAGGAGAGAAAAACCAAGACGCAGTTTTGCCAGCGGACCAGCAAGCACACCAATAGCCAGCGACAACGAGCCAACCGTTGCAGTCATTGCCAGCAACGCACCGCCTGCTATCAGTAGCTGGCGCGTCAGTGCCGGATGGGCCTGCGCCAGCGCCGTCACCCTTGATACCACCCGCGTGAGCCACTGCGTGACAGAACGCAGCGGACCGTCAATCAGATCTGCAATGCGGATGCGCAACCCTTCCCATGCACTGCCGAGTGATTTCAGATCGCCGTCAAGGTTGTTGGCCATAACCTTTGCTGTGCGTTCAGCCTCACCGCGCGCGCCTTCAAGTTCTTTTCTCAGTTTGGGTAAGGAACCGTCACCCGCTGCATCAACGAGCGCCATAAACGATGTGAAAGCCTCTTCTCCGGCAATGTCCTTAAAGAACGATACCCGGTCAACTTCCCCGTATTTGCGGGTGGCTTTATAAAGGTCGGCCAGCACATCCTCCATCGGGCGCATTTTGCCCCCGGCATCCGAGACGGACACGCCCAGCTCTTTCAGAGCTTCTGCCGCCGCCTTTGGCGGTGATGCCAGACGAGCCAGGCTGGCACGCATTGCCGTCCCGGCATCACTCCCTCTGATGCCCATATTCGCCAGCACGCCAGCCATCGCTGCGGCCTGCTCCAGCGATATTCCCAGCTTACCCGCCACCGGACCTGCATATTTCATGGTTTCGCCCAGTGCGCGAAGGTCAGTGTTGGTACGGGTAAACGCTGCGGTGAGTGTGTCACCGACCCGGTCCATCTGGTCAGCAGAAAGGCCGAACTGCGTCAGGATATTTGAGCCAATATCTGCCGTCTCGCCGAGATCCATACCGCCAGCCGTTGCCATGCTCAGCACTCCGGGAAGCGCAGCCTGAATGGCCTGCGGTGTGAAGCCAGCCATTGCAAGAAATGCCTGCCCACTGGCGGCATCGCCTGCGGTGAACTGCGTTTCAGAGCCAAGTTTTAACGCCTGCTCACGCAGCGCCTTAAACTGCGGGCTGTTCTGGTCGATTCGCGTCAGCGCCTGAACGCGGGACATCTCTTTGCCGAACCCGATCGCGGGCTGCAAAAAACGCCCGGCAGCATAGCCGCCCGCCGCTGCCGCACCAATTGCCAGCGCACCACCTGTTTTCAGTTTTCCCGCGGTTTCCTGCGCGCGCGAATACCGCTCACGCGCCCGCGTTACACGCGCAAGCGCCTGCCGTTCGCGTTCAAGCTGGTTGTTGTACTGTTCGGTGCGTCTGATGGCCTGCTGGATGGTGTTATCGCTGCCTGTCAGGGAAATGCCGTGGCGTTTCAGCTCTCCGCCAAGTTCCCGCATTTTCTGAATTTCCCGTGTGCGCGATTCATTCAGGCGTTCAAGCCGGGTGCTTAACTGCTGCATCAGCTTTTGTTGTTTTTCGCTGAGCACTGTACCCGTGCGTTGTAACTGATTAAGAGCGTTAAGCTGGCGTCGTGCTTTCAATATGCCAGCATCCGCTTTACTGACAGCGTCACGGGCGCGCTCAAATGAACGCGCCTGACGCTCGAGATTTTTGATCGCCCCCTGCGTTCGCTGGATGGAGTCACCAAACTGCCCCATCAGGCGGCGGGCGTTTTCGGCAGGCCGGGTCAGCCTGTCAACGGCGCTGAAAGCGACCCGGATATCAAGAGTCTTCATTGTCTGTATTCCCGCTGCGAAGTGCCGCCCGCTCACGCCAGCTAACCACTTCGCCGGGAGTCATCATGAAGATTTCGGCGGGCGACCAGTTAAAAATGGTGGCAATATCCGCCACCAGATCTTCGATGTGCTCAAAGCACACCAGGGTGATTACGCTGCCGTCTCCTGCACGCTCTTCGCGCCAGAGTCTGGCTCGCTCATAAAATTTACAGCCACAGCGCACAACTGAATAAAATCGCGTGACGACATTTTTTTAATCATCACTTCATCCAGTTGTGGCGAGGTCACGCGAGGCAACAGCGTGAACATGGTATCCGCTTTCAGATTCAGCACATCAGACAGCGACAGACCACGCAGGGATCCCGCCTGCTCAATAGCCCCGGTGATCTCCACATATGTGATTTTTTCGGCACCACGCTCAATTGGCCGGGAAAGTTTTACACCACGTTCGACAGCCATATCCTCACCTGCCGTCACATCATCCGCTACGGTGTTATTCCGGGTTTCAGTATCGATATTTTTCATCAGTTGTCTCCTTTTCAGTCAGAGGCGACGCACTGCGCCGCCTGCATATTACTTATCAGCCAAGCCCGAGCGCGGAACGGATGCGATCGGGCACAATGTCCTTGCCGTCCTTCCGGTAAATGAAGTTCAGCAGGTCAATCTCCCACAACGGACGATCGTTAACACTCAGCTTGTAGTAGGTGTTTTTAATGGCGTAAGTGTGTGATGTGGCTTCGCCCTGTTTGGCTTCCCCCATATCAATTTCCGTCACACGTCCGCGCATTTCGACTTCATACAGGTCGCTTTCTGCATCGGTGTAATATTCACCCGCAAAACGCAGCAGCGTGCCGTCAATCGTGCCGCCATACTTAAGGAACAGCTCACGAACTGCGCCCCCCATGACAAAGCTCGCATCAAGCGCGGAGTCGTCCAGACCGAGATCAATACTTACCGCCCCCATCATGCCACCACCCCGGTAGCTGTCGGTTTTGCGCGTCAGCTTAGGCAGGGTGACGGACGTCACCTTACCCACTTCGTTTTCACCATCCACAAACAGCGTAAAAAAGCGAAGATGTTTTGGCACAGCCATCAGGCACCTCCCAGCACCGCAAATGCGGGTTCAAAGTATTCATCAGTAAACGTCTGGTAAAGCTCCATGTCTTCCAGTGGCGGAACGGGCGTATATTTGTAGCGAATACGCACACGCCCCTGACGTAAATCCGTGGTGCTGTTATCCACCACGTCATACCAGCACTCCGCGCCAATCAGTTTCCCGGCAGTCACCAGTGAATCCAGTTTTGCCCTGATGGCACTGATAACATCCTTCACGTTCGCAGGCGTCAGTGGACTGTCGATGGTTTCAAACTGCGCTTCCGCAATTGAATCAGCCAGCACCTGTGCGGTTCGGGTATACACCTCAAAGATGTAGGCGTTCGTTTCCGGTGTGCGGTTGCCCCAGAAGCGGAACCCGTTGCGACGAATAATGGTCGTGATTTCTTTGTTGTTGAGGCTGTTGGCATCGCTGTCTTCGGCCTGCAACGACCAGAACACATGCCTCGACATCCCCAGCACATTTTTAACCGGAACGTTGGACAGTGATTTGTGCCAGCCCTGCTCATGGTCAATGTACGCACGAAGGCCGCACGCATAGGCAGGCGCGGGGAACGTTTCGTTTTTGCCACTTTTCGGGTTGTAGGCGATGAAGTCCGGCCATAAGAGCATCACCTCACGTTCGTTGAATTTCTGGCGGTAGGTAATCGCATCAGCCATCGTGTCACAGCCATGACATGAGGCATACACAAACGCGCGCAGTTTACCCGCAATCACGCACAGGGATTTTGTCACCGCCTCCGTGTCCAGCTCCGGCGCGGCCAGAATACGCGGACGGTATCCGATGCTTTCATCCTGCTCTGCAACAAGCAGCGCATACATCCCCGTATAGCTGCCGTCAGATTCAGAACCACCGATAACCAGTTGATCCTGCGTCTTTCCGTCTTCTTCTTTGTGTTCAGCCACGCGAACGACGATCACCTTTGTGCTCACCTGGTCTGCGATAGCCTTAAGCGCACGATAAAGCGTCCCCGTTGTCCCGCATTTTCCCAGCACGTCATTGACGCGGGTCAGCAGTGTGGGCTTGTTCAGCGGGAACAGCTTCGCGTCCGCATCATCCGCCGTTGCCACGATACCGATAACACTGGAATCAACATCATTAATCGCTGTTACCAGGTCGGTATTTTCCGTAACACGGGCACCATGAAAACGAGTTTCACTCATAGCTTCAGCCCCTTGTATCCGTAAAATGATTCGGCAACAATCATCACCCACCACGCGCGTAATCTCACCCCTGCGCCGTTCTCCCGACCCGGCGACAACAAAAAGCAGTAACCCCCTCCGCACGCACATGCGACCATGCCGCACAGGGAGGGAACAGATGACCGATACCACCATGCAATTGCTCAGTCAGGGCACAGACCCCGTGAAAATGCCGGATTTTGATATTCTCGCGGAGGGTAAAACGCTGTCAGGCGTGGCAGAGCGCCTGATGAGCCTGTCACTGACCGACAACCGGGGATTTGAGGCGGACCAGCTCACCATCACGCTGGATGATGCGGATGGTCAGTTGCAGCTACCGCCACGGGGCGCGCGCCTGACGGTTCTCATTGGCTGGAAAGGAGAACCGCTGACAGAAAAAGGCACTTACATTGTTGATGAAATCGCTCACGAAGGACCGCCGGACAGGCTGACTGTTTCAGCCAGAAGCGCAGATTTTCGGGATGAATTTAACGTTAAACGTGAGGTGTCCTGGCATGATGTGACCGTTGAGCGCGTGGTATCTGCCATCGCTCATCGGTACGGTCTGAAACCGCAAATCAGCGAAATACTGATGGATATCGAAATCGACCACGCCGACCAGACCGAAGAAAGCGACATGTCCTTCCTTACGCGCATGGCGGAAATGCTGGGCGCAATCACCACGGTAAAAAGCGGTAATCTGTTATTCATCATGCCAGGCGGTCGCGTGAACGCACTGGGCCAGCCGTTGCCATCGTTCGCCATCACACGCAGCAGCGGCGATCGCCATCAGTTCCGCATTGCTGACCGCGAGGCGTATACGGGTGTACGCGCCTACTGGCTTGATCTTAATTACGGGAAAAAGAAAAAAGTCAGCGTGAAACGCCGCAAACCGAAAAAAGAGAAAAGCAGCAGCCGTGAAGGTGACTATATGGAAGGTGCGGAAGGCAACGTGTTTGTGTTACGCAAAACTTATCAGAACGAGCAGGCAGCAAGACGCGCAGCGGCGGCAAAATGGCAGCAGCTACAACGCGGAGCCGCATCATTTTCCATCACGCTGGCACGTGGACGAGCAGAACTCTACCCCGAAATGCATGGCACGGTAACAGGATTTAAAAGCGAGATTGATAATCAGGACTGGATCATTGCAAAAGCCGAGCACACCATTGATAACAGTGGCTTTACCACGCAGCTTGAGCTTGAAGCCAAAATCCCGGAATGGATAGCAGAAACAGAGTAAACAACTTAGATGCATTAGCCCTGACATTTGCTAACGCGCTTACAGCAAGAATCATAACCAATCTGACAGCCTACCCGGTGTCAAAATCAGAAGAGCCTTACATTAGAATATGTTAATTTGTAGCAAACAAATTTACACACAAATGATTACTGCTGAAATAGCCCCCATAAATGCCATGTCAAAGGATCCATGTTATGAATATGCAAATTTTTATCGCACCAGCAGCCACAGTTGCTGCAGTCTGCCTTGCTGCATATTTTGCTTTACGAAATGAACGTAAAAAGAAAGCACTTGAGATTAGAACAACTCAACTAGATCGAATATCTGAGCTAGTAAACCGAGCATCTACCAATTTGATGCAATATACAGGTACTCTTGCCTCTATACTGGAAGCGCACGCCAAAGATAATTATCTACCGAACAAAAAATTTGACATTAATGTAATTAGCAAATGGAAAGATTGCCTCGATGAGAGTGAGGTCTGGGCGATTGATATACAGCAACTAAGAACATGTCAGCACAGTCTGGAGTTTCATCGTGAAAAAGAATGGGCTGAATGGAAAAAAATAATTCCACCATTACTTGATAAAATTAACCAATTTTTTCTCATATCTAAGCCAGGGCAACCTGTTACGTTTATAAATGGCCAAAACAAAACAGCTGATGAACTACTTGTTTTCTCAAGATATTTGAGAAAACAAACAGCAGAAATTGAATCAGTACGTCAGCTGTTACTTTCTCAAATGAGAGAGGAATTCATCGAGTTAACTAGCTTTGAACCTGTCACAATGTTTAGCTTATTTAAATCAATAAAGAAAAATGTCATGCAATTTTTCTGTATCAGTGCTCTTAAAAATTGACGCTCTGTTGCAAGCAACCCCAGTGTTAAACTGGGGTTATTCTTGCTAAGAGACCTTTCTACGGCATCAGTAAACAAAACGAACTATCAGTTGGAGTCTGAGCAAGTTCAGCCTAAACTAGCGACAGCACTACGTTAAGGGAGGTCGCTATGTTCCGTTGTCCGCTTTGTGGCGCATCTGCCCGTATCCGCACCAGTCGTCCGGAAAATGATTCAAACACCGTGCGGCAAAAGTATTACCAGTGTAACAACCTGGAATGCGGCGTATGCTTCTCAACACTGGAAGCTTTCCATAAATTCACATCGAAACACGCCTCCGGCATCCACTCTTCAGAAGGTATCCCGTGGCATGAGCTGCCAGCTTCACACAGGGGAAACAATCAGATGAGCTTGCCTTTACCTCAGAATTAACAGGCAGAATTGCCGGAGTAACAAAAACGCGATAGATTACGCGCGGGTGCCTTTCGGCTGATGGTCGGAGGGAATACCCGAAGGCCAGATGTGGAAAGGCCCCGGAAAACATCTCTGTTTAACCGAGGCCCTAACCGCATTACCTTGACAAGTGAAAGGTTAGCGCCTCTCCGGAAAAGGAGCAAGTGCTTGTATGGGTCCACCACATATTGCAATTTTTATTCTCTTTTAAAATATATTCCACGGGCGTCATTAGTGCGAGCGCCTTGTGGGGTCTTTTGCTGTTATACAGCACCAGATATTCCGCCAGCTTCTGGTTAAATAGCGCCAGATCTTCAAAGAGTAAAATCTCATTAAATTCAATAAACTGCTCTCTTAACGTCCGGTTAAAACGTTCACAGATAGCGTTCATTTTTGGCGTGTAGGGATAGGTCCAGAGGTGTTTGATAGCGGCTTCCTGCAGCGTTTTGTCGAAGTTTCCCAGGAACTCTTTTCCGTTATCTGTGATTATCTGGCTGATACCGACCGGGAACAACCGGGCTGCGCGGCTGAAGAAGTGATTGACGATATCACTGTTGAGTGACGGCACAGCCAGCGCCAGCGCGTAATTGCTGCATTCGTCGATCATGGTGATGACATAGCGACGCAGTTCGCCCATTCTGAGCTCAATGGCGTCCATCCCAATGAGCTCACCTGTCTTTACCGGGCGGTAGTGCTTTGGCCTGCGGGGTTTGGCAGACCGCTTTTTGACAAGCAGTGCCTTCCCCCGCGATCCCAGACGCACAGGTATCATCCGCATTTTATCATGTGCGGCAGCGATCATTCTGCCGATGGTGGAAACACTCGGACAGGCCAGATAGCGCTGTTCGCACCAGGGCTTCAGGCGAACAAAAATCTGCTCTTTACCGAGGTTCGGCAGCTCTGTCCTGAGGCGTCGAATCTCTTTCAGCACATCGGGATGCCAGTGTTTTTTTCGTCGCACCAGAGGTGCCTTACTGTGCGGGATTAGCCCCTCAGGTCCTTCCTTGTTCAGTAACTGACGCCACCAGTAAAGCGTGCGGCAGGACACGCCAAAGGCTTCAGAAGCTGCAGAAATACCGTGTTTATCCCAGAAGTGCAGAGCCTTCATTCTCATTGTTGCTATATCAGCCATCACTGAAAGCCTCAACGCATAATCGGCCGTTTGGTAGTACTTAGGATAGCCAACCATCAGATGCTGCATTTGCATAGTGCAATCTCCCCTTACTTATCCGGAGGCAATTNACCATACGATAAATGGGATGGTGAAAAATGGGTGACAGATACTGAGGCACAACATCGTGCTGCAGTAGAAGCGGCAGAAACCAAGCGCCAGTCACTGGCTGATGCGGCAATGGCTTCCATAAGTCTGATTCAGTTGAAGTTGCAGGCCGGGCGGAAGTTGACGCAGGCAGAAACCACCCGGCTTAATGCCGTGCTGGATTATATAGACGCGCTGAACGCAATGGATATAAACATGGCACCAGATATCAACTTGCCGGAAATACCACTGGCAGCAGCCAGTTGAATATAACTAAGCCGCCCTCACGATATAGTTAAATGCAATATTGCGGGGGCGGGTTTCACTACCACCTGTGTTACCAATACTTCCTCGTGAATGAAGCGTTGGTGATGGAATCAAACTCCCTCCTGTATTTGTGGCATCAAGCCCCCTGCCTTGCGTATATGTTTTTTTGAAAATTGTGGCCAACTCCCATTCATCCTTTGTGTCATATCCATCGTTAGCTACAACAATATGGCGGTGTTTTTCCAACATCCCGTTTTGAATGCTCAATAAAGCGCGTGCCGCATCAATTCCTCGCCCATCATCCCAGCCACGGATAAATTCACCGCGTAAGTCTGGTAATTTATTGGTGGGGTAAGCCCTTGCCAGTTTTGGGTACTTTTCAGAAGAAAATGCTGCGCCGTTACATTTCAGCCATCCCGTTGGCGGCGTGGCTGAGGGCCATGGAACGGGCACACCAACGGGCAGTGCAGAGCCTTCCCCCAAACCAAGGTAATCAAGAACTCCCTGAGTGCTGGTTTTACCAAGAATGGCACGTCCAACACTTGTCAACGCGGTTAACGCGGCACGATCTGCCCCTGTAAAATATGGGAGTTTATCTGCTGATGTAGCAAGCTCTGCCAGCGCCGTCAGGGTGGCATCCTTCGGTTGCTTACCCGCAAGCGCGTTAGTCATGGTGGTCGCAAAATTCGGGTCATTGCCCAGCGCCGCAGCCAGTTCGTTCAGCGTGTTCAGTGCATCAGGTGACGAATCTACAAGTGCGGCAATCGCGGCCATAACGAAAGCCGTGCTTGCGATCTGGGTACTATTAGTCCCCTGTGGCGCTGTTGGTGTTGTTGGCGTTCCGGTCAGTGCCGGGCTGTTTAATGGTGCTTTCTTGTTCGTTTCATCCATTACCGCCTTAACAGCTTTTGGTGTCGCTGCCAGCGTTTCAGACGTGCTGTTCGTGGCGCTACTGAGCTGAACAATTCCTTTTTGTGTAGTGGTGGCGTTCTGGGCGGTATATTTCCCGTTAGCCAGGTCATATGCAGCCTTAACCGCTTTCGGTGTTGCGGCCAGTGTTTCTGATTCACTGTTAATTGCACTGCTTAACTGAGTAAAACCTTTTACGGTCAGCGAGGCGTCCGGGTGACGTCGTGACTGTTCGTGCTCTGAGATTTTATCATCCACATATTTGCGGGTTGCCAGAACCACAGACGGGTCGATTTTCAGCGTGATGGCTTCGGTGTTCGTGACAACCAGAATCATGCGGATAGTCTGGGTGCGTCCACTGCCTTCCTGCAACTGCGGTTTGTACGTTTCCGGGCAGTTTGCCACCGCAATGAGTACACCTTCATCATCATAAAGACCAATCTCACGGATCCAGAATCCTCCCTCGTTTTCAGGGATGATTTGCTCCGCAATAATCTGGCTCTGATTGTTAGGGTCAACACTCAGAAGATTCAGCGGTGCAATGCGTTTCTGGTTAATCAGTTTTGTTTGTGCAGGGTCTGGTGTTGGTAACACACCATTTGCATCACCAACGGCCATTTGCGTCAGATTCAGCTTACTGCCGAGCATCGTCGCGTTAGCCAGTCGTGCCGCGCCCTGATTAGTCAGAATGGCGTAGTATTTCACTGTCATGCGTTTACTCTCAGATTATCAATTAAATGAATGGCTGGGGCAGGGAAATAATCCCCTTCGACAATAATGGACTCCGGGGTGTAGGGATAAACCGTCAGGGCATCGCCGTGATAGCATCCCGTACCAACGAAAATCTTTCCGTTCACACTCAGGCTGATCGCCAGCCCCGTCAGATGGCGACTTACTGGTTTTGCATCCGCAATAAGGCGCTCAAGTTCCTGATACATTTCATCGGTGATGCCCTGATCAAGTACTCCGACAACAATGCGAAATGTTCCCGGTTCCTCGTTGAGTTGCCACCACTCCTTTACTTCAATCAGGTAGCCGAGAGGCTCCACGGCTCTTCGCAGTGCGCTGATGGTCCCTTTGTGTCGGTGTATCAGCCATGCATCACGAATCACCTGTCGCTTTGTCTCTTCCGGCCAGTTGCGATCCCAGCGGTCAACGGAAAATGCCCAGGCGAGATAAGGCAGCAGATGCACCGGGCAGGTGTCCGGCGACCACAGCGTGTTGAGGTCTACCGGAATGTCTGTAATGCGTGTTCCGACGGCTTCGGCACAACGCATGAAATTGCTGGCTGATGGTGGTAACAACGAATTACTCATTGCGTCCACCTTCGCTGATGGTGAATGACTCACAGCGCGCCGCCTGTATGTCGCTGATGGCCATATTCTGTGTGGGTTCGATTATCTCCACGCGTTGCACACCGTGCACATGCAGTGCGGCAGCAATGGCGGACAACGCCACGTCCTGACCGATAAGCCCCTGCTCAGCCAGCCACTTCCTGAACGACGATTCAGCCGCGGCCAGAATAGGTTCGGATTCCGGGCCGGGGTAAAAGTACAGTTTTGCATTCAGCCGCCATGTCACGATTCTGGCGCTCTGTACGGTCAGGCGGTCGGCCACCGGGCGGGTATCCTCTGCATTCAGAACGGCGCGAACGGTATTAAGCAACGCCTCCGTTGCTGTGCCGTCGCCTTCAGTGGACAGGATGGAAACCGTCACACAGGCCGGAGACGGGCTGATGGCCCGCGCATCACGCACCAGACCGCTGGCGCTGCGTGCAAAATACTCGTATGCACCTGACGGACCAGCAACACTCAGGCCGTCATACGCCCGTTGCGCCCGCAATCTCAGCGAGGTGTCACTCTCCATCACCGCGTCGGTGGTATCCGTTGCCGGAGTGATAACCAGGCGCTTTGTGTTCATATTGCCCGCGAGGTTGTCCAGGTTTGTCCCTGAACCGTGGCTTAACATGCAGGCGCGAGCGCCCTCGTTAACCCGCTGGCGTAACAGCATTTCACGAAAAGACATGGTTTGAGCGATAACGTTCAGGGGTTCCGATTCCAGCTCCAGCGCGGCGGAGACGGCTTCACGCTGTTCGGCAGGATAGGACGCAATCATCATGGCCTTTGTGTCAGCCAGAATTGCCTCAAAATCAGGCTCCGCGATGATGGCGGGTTCCGGTAACTGGGAAAGGTCAACAGCAGGCATGATTTACTCTCTCAGCGTGATGGTTAATTCAACATTCTGCATGGTCTGCATGACAGTGCCCGACAGCGTCACCCCGGCGCGGCCTCCTGCCTTCCAGACAACGTCGATAGCGTCCAGGGCAATGCGGGGTTCCCATCGTGTCAGCGCAATCACGGCAGCACTCATGCATTGCAGACGCGTGGTGTTATTCATGGGTTCGTCAATCAAATCAGGCACAAGGCTGCCATATTCCCGTCGCATAACCCGGCTTGCCAGCGGGGTGGTCAGGATGTCCCTGACTGACTGTTTCAGGTGCTCCATATCGTTCAGGTTTCCCGTTCCGTCCGGGTTCATTCCTGTGTAGCGGGTTGTCACTGCGGGCCTCCTGTCGAATAGCTGCCACCTTTAACGCCACCGTGTTTATGCGTATGCACTGTGATGCCGTTTGAGGTGAAATTGCCGCCGCTGTGCGTGATATTGCCGCTCATCTTTCCCCCTTTTGTGACGTCAAGCGTCGCCGTTCTCAGAAGGTCTGTGCATTCCACGACGGGCGTATCCAGTGTCACGCTGACGGATGCCTGCAGGGTGGCTGTTTTCATGCCGCTAGCGCTCAGTGCGCCTGCGTCCGCGTCGTAGCGGAACACCGCGCCATCCGGCGCGCTGACCACGATTTCTTTCAGGCTTTTGCCGGGGGCCGGAATAGCATCACTCCACAGGCTGCCAATTATCATGGCGGTTTCCGGGTTGCCGCCAATGCAGGCAATTACCACCTGTTCGCCTGGTGATGGCGGCAGCCACACATTGAAGGCTCCCGCGCGCGTGGTGTTCCAGCGCAGCCAGCCTGTTTCCAGTTCGCCGCTGCGAACGCGCACGCGCCAGGACTTCTCATCAACTTCAGAGATGATCCCGGTGCGAATGATGTTGCTCAGCAGTCGCATGAGTTCTGCGCTCACCGTACAGCCTCCGCAATCCGGCCCAGCACCGTGTTATAAATCAGGCGCTCATCTGCCTGGCTGATACCCAGCAGCTCACGTACCGGGTATCGCCATCATCGGTATCGGTGATGTCGTCCTCTGCGGGTCCGGGGTTGGTTCTGGCAACCATACTCATGGGGTTCACTCCTGAAAAAATCGGGCGGTGGGTGCGCGGTGTAAGCGGTCACGGAGTCAAACCGGAACACCGCGCACGCCGCCCGCTGACGGGGTCAGTCGTTAACCGCGCTTCGCCTTCTGCGTCGCGGTGGTTTTTCGTGTTGCAGGCTTCCGCGTTGTCTTTTTACTTTTGCTGCTTTCGTCCTGCGCCTGCGGTGTGCTGGCATCTTCTGGTGCGGCTGCGGAATCGGCTTTTTTCAGGGCGCGGGAAAGGGTTGCAATCTCGCGTTTCACACCTGCGTTCGGGTTCAGGTGCATTGCTTCGCGCAGCAGCTTCAGTGACAGGGCCATGCTGTCCGCATCACTCAGGCCACGGCGGGCAAAGGCGCACGCTTTGCATAATTTGGCGCGCACTTCGTCCGGCATGTCCTGGTCGGTGACAATCTCCCGGAGGGTGTCCAGTGGTTCGATAAAGGCGGACAAATCCGCGTCGGCATCCGTCCCGGCCTGCGTCAGTACCGGATTACAGATTTCTTCGGTCAGTACCGTGGCAGCAGTACGGCCAAAGTTATCCGGCATGATGAGGTTGTGACGGACCACATACGCACCAATACGCAACGCCAGCGGAAGATCGCCACAGTCAATCGCCCACACCATCAGCGTGGCAATCACTTCATCCTGCTGCCCGCCGTCAGCCTCCAGCGTTCCCTCAATCCAGCCGGAAAAATCCGGCAACAACTCTTTTTTGATGGCGGCTTTCGCGCTTCTGGCCTGTACGCCCTTAAGCCGGGCCTGTGCCAGACGCAGACGATACAGCACCTCTTCATGCGCGGTACGCGCGGCGTGGTCCACGCCTTCATTCGCCCGGCCTGCGCGCTGTGCCATCACGTTCTGCCAGTGTTGCTGTGCAGGAGTAATCATTTTTTCTCTCCGTTACAGGCGGGCATGATGCCCGCCGTGAGTTGATTAGCTGTCGGCGAACTTCAGGCCAGTAACCATCGCGCACTTGCCATAGTCTTCAACGACATAAGCGTCATTGATGGACTGGTAGGTGGCGATGCGGTTGTATTCCGGCTCGTCTTTCATCAGGCGACGCATTGAACCTTTCTGCCAGTAAATCGACAGGTTGTTGAACGAGGTGATCAGCATCGTTGCATCCGGGAAGAACGGTGCAAGGAACACGCCCAGCCCGCCAATGGTGCGCGATGACAGGATGAGCTGCCCGGCAAGTAATTCCGCATTGGGATTCTGGCCGCTGATGCTGTTCAGCACGGGCAGACGCAGCGAGTTAAACAGGTTGCGCCCCATAATCACCACAAGGTCGTCAGCTTCCTTGTGCCATTCATCCAGCAGGGATGAACGCGCGTCCTGTACCAGTGCATCAGCGTTCGCATACTTACCCGCGTGCGCCACGGTGTTGTCCATGTTGCGGGAGGTCAGCGTCACGTCATTCATAACGCGTTCGCTGGCGTCGGTTCTGATGTGCTCCAGCCATCCCACGTTAACGTCCTGAAGCAGCTTGTTGGTGCTGAAGTTGGACTCATCCGCGTGAGACGTGCCGTTGAAACCGATCATGATGCGGTCAAGCGCCACCTGCCGGGCAATCTGTGCGCTGATGCGGGACTGAAAATCAGGATGTGCCGCCCAGGCATCAAGCTGCGGATATGAAATAAACGTGTCGTAGTTCACCTGTTCGCACTGGTATTTGCGGTTTTTCAGATCAACCACGTTATTCGGGTTACGGCGTTTTGTGCCGTCATAACCGGTATTCGTGCGTGCAATTGGCCCGGTGGTGTCCAGGAGGATTTTTTCGCCTTTCTGGTCGGTCACGCCGATCACGTTAATTCTTTTTGTAAATTCGGTGCTTTCCTTTGAGGCGTTTCCAAAACGCTGCTGCACCGAGGGTTCCACGGTAAATCGCGATACCAGTGCGGAAACCGGAATATTATTAAGCGACGCCTGCTGCGCCATATAGCAACCCAGCTTGTTGCGGGTAATATCTGACATCACCAGATTCATAAAAAATTTGCTCCTTTGTCTTATCAGAAGTCAGCCAGCTGGTCGGAGGCTGCACCTGTTGCGGTGAACCGGTTCTGCGGATCGCCGTCCTGCGTGCGCAGTTTTTCCTTCAGTGCTGCCAGCTCTGTGGTCAGTGACGTAATTTTCTGGCGGTCCTGCTGATGGCGGGTTTCCAGCACATTAAAACGGTCGATAATGTCGGCCTGTGACGTTGCGACGCCTTCCACCGCTTCCTGAATACGGGAAAAACTGGCGTCATCCGCTTTGCGGCCACGGCCAATAATCCCCATTACGCGGTTAAACCACTGGGTGCCTTCTTCCTGGCGTTGTTCTGCCATTTCGATGATTTCAGACTCGATGGCTTCGGAGATAAGCGGCGCTTCACCCTGGATACTGTTGAACGTCATCACCGCCTGACGTTGCTGTGCCGTGAATTTCAGGCGCTCAGTGCCCAGGCTTGCCGGGGTGTCGGTCATCGCCAGCCCGACCAGATAGGCGCGCCCGTTAACGGAGAACTGCGGGTGCAGTTCGATACTGGAATAGATTTTCTTGCCGTCCGCGACAAGCTGCTTCATGCGCTCGGTCGGTTCGATTTCTGCATACAGCGCAGTACGTCCGGCCAGCGGACCTTCCGTAATGTCTTCCGTACTCAGTGCGGTGACATCGCCCATTGCGGAAAATTCGCTTGACGGGCATGGCGAGAGATAGTGCTCAACGTTCACGCGGGCAGCGTAAACATCCGGGTTGAAGTTCTCGGCGGCTTCACGCAGATGCACCGGACTGATTTCACGGCCATCAACAGTTGATCCGGAGACAGCCACGCGAAACTTTTTGCGGGATGTCTTTTTTTCATTAGCCATAGTTTTTGCCCCTCTGACTGGTTCTTCAGTCATGATGGCAAAGCGTAACAGGCTGATACAAAGGGCTTTTGTTGTAAGAAAACGGCCAGAACAGGGGGTTAAGGAGAACAGTTTCGCGCGCGGGTAATCTTCCTGTAATTACTCAGGGGGAGCAATGATTCAGGACGCTTTTGTGCGCCAGCGTGCGCGGCAACTTTACTGGCAGGGTTATCCGCCCGCAGAAATATCACGTCTGATGGGAATAAACCCGAACACGATTTATGCGTGGAAAAAACGTGACCAGTGGGATGAAACGCCACCCGTGCAGCGTGTCACGCAGTCCATCGATGCGCGTCTCATCCAGCTTACTGAAAAACAGAATAAAACAGGCGGTGACTTTAAGGAAATAGACCTGCTGACCCGGCAGCTTAAAAAGCTGCATGATGGCCAGCCGGATGCGACGGCCGCAGGAAAGAAAGGCCGGGCGAAAAAACTCAAAAATCATTTCACGCCGGAACAGATTGCCGCACTGCGGGAAAAAATCATCAGCAGGCTGGAGTGGCATCAGCGGGGCTGGTTTGACTCCCTGACCCTTTGCAGGGAAGCCGGGATACGTAACAGGATGATCCTGAAATCCCGACAGATTGGGGCGACCTGGTATTTTGCACAGGAAGCACTGCTGATGGCGCTGCGTGACGATGTGGCGCAACCTTACCAGCGTAACCAGATTTTTTTGTCTGCGTCGCGTCGTCAGGCGTTCCAGTTTAAAAGCATTATTCAGAAGGCCGCGGCTGAAGTTGATGTGGAGCTGAAAGGGGGCGATAAAATCATCCTCTCCAACGGCGCAGAGCTGCATTTTCTCGGCACTTCTGCTGCGTCGGCACAGTCCTATACGGGCAATTTTTATTTTGATGAATTTTTCTGGGTCAGTCGCTTTGCTGAACTGCGCAAGGTGGCTGGCGCTATGGCAACCCTCAGCGGACTGCGGCGCACCTACTTCTCCACGCCATCCACCGAAACGCACGAGGCATACGCCTACTGGAACGGCGACCGCTGGAATGAGAAAAAGGCCTCGCATAAACGCCAGCGTTTTTCTGTGGACTGGAAAACGCTGCATAACGGGCTTATCTGCCCTGACCGGACGTGGCGGCAAATTGTCACGCTGGAAGATGTGGTTAATCACGGCTGGAAACACACTGATATCGACGAAATTCGTGATGAAAACACCGAAGACGAGTTCCTCAATCTCTATATGTGTGAGTTTGTCCGCGAAGGGGAATCGGCATTTAACCTGAATATCCTGATTGGCTGCGGTGTTGACGGATACGACGACTGGAAAGACTGGAAACCTTTTGCTCCCCGCCCGATGGGGAATCGTCCGGTATGGATTGGGTATGACGCAAACGGCAGTAGTGGCAACGGCGACAGCGGCGCTGTGTCCGTGGTGGTTCCTCCGGCTGTTCCTGGTGGCCGTTTTCGAACGGTGGAGACGCGACGCGTTCAAGGGCTGGAGTTTGAAGAACAGGCCAGAGTCATTGAAGAGTTCACGTATCGCTACAACGTGGAACACATCGGCATTGATGTGACGGGCGGGAACGGGGAGGCTGTTTATCAGATAGTGAAACGGTTTTTCCCTGCTGCTATTCCGTACACCTTCACGCTGTCATCAAAACGGTCGCTGGTACTGAAAATGCTGCACATAATGCGTGCCGGGCGGTGGGAATACGATCGCGCCGAACGCGAGCTGGTCGCGGCCTTTAACGCCGTGCGTAAGGTGAAAACACCGGGCGGCTTTATCACTTACGAAACGGACCGCGCGAGGGGGATCAGCCACGGCGACCTTGCGTGGGCAACCATGCTTGCTGTCATTAACGAACCGATTGGCGGCGAAGGAGAAAACGAGCGTTTCACGGTTATGGAGTTCTGATGAGCAGAAAAAACAAAAAAGTGCGCATGAGTTCACGCATTGATCTCGCTGATGCGCTCAGGAAAGAATCATCGCTCAGTGCATTCACATTTGATGGTCCTTATCGCCTGACCGGGCATGACCTGCTGGACAATATGTACTGTGCTGATAACGGGCGGTGGTATGAAACCCCGGTGGACTGGTACGGTCTGGCAAGAGCAGCCCGGCAAACGTCCTGGCATCAGTCTGCGCTTTACTTTAAGCGCAATGTATTACTCGGTTGCTACATCCCGCACCCGCTGCTTTCCCGGCAGGATTTCTCGGCGCTGGCGCTGGACTGGTTTGTGTTCGGTAATGCATTCCTTGAGCTTCGAAGCAATATGCTCGGCGAACCGCTTAAATTACGGCACGCCCTGGCGAAATACATGCGACGCGGAAGCGATCTTGAATCATGGTGGTATGTGCAGGATGGTAAGGACGCGTTTCAGTTTCGCCCTGGCAAAGTATGCCACCTGATGAATCCGGATATTAACCAGGAAATCTACGGCATGCCGGAATATCTTGGCGCATTACTCTCGGCCAGCCTTTCTCATTCGGCGGACATGTTCAGAAAACTGTACTACGACAACGGATCCCACGCCGGGTGCATCATCTACATCGGTGCAGCGCAGGTAAACCGCGAAAGCATGGACTCCCTGAAAGAAACGTTACAGGGTGCGCGTGGTGGTGGTGCATTTAAAAACGTGCTCATTCATGCGCCCAACGGGGGCAAAGAGGGGGTGCAAATTTTGCCGTTCCAGCAGATCACCGCAAAGGATGAGTTCATGAATGTTAAGGCGGCATCCCGTGATGATGTACTGGCTGCGCACCGCGTTCCGCCGCAACTGATGGGGGCGATGCCGGGCGAAAAAAGTGCGTTTGGTGATGTGGAGAAGGCCGCGCGGGTTTATGCAATTAACGAGCTGATGCCCGTTATGGAGGCTATGAAGCACATCAATGACTGGCTTGGCGAAGAGGTGATCCGCTTTAACCCTTACGCACTGTTAGACACCCAGCCCACATCCTGACGCGCTTCGCTTGTCTGCTGCTTCGTCGGGGCATAAAAAATTTATGCCCCGACTCTCCAGCTCCTGTATCAATCAGATAATTTCACGACGTCTTCCAGCTTATCGCCATCATCGACGGTCAGGCTCTTACGCAATCCCACCGCGTTGACTGCATGTTCTCGCCGCCTCAGTGCGATTTTGACGGCCTTATCTGTCACCCCATCAAATCAAAAGCCCTCACGTCTTTTTCACGCTCAGCGTGAGAAATACAGCCATTCTGTTGTGTCGCTGCGACATCGTTCAGGGGATGCTATTTACCCCCTGAAACGCGGGCTGTTCCCCCGTCACCTGCGCGCAGAAAAAGCGCGTTTTTTTGTGCACGCACGGATCCCTGACGGATCCAGCCGCCACGCGGGCCAGAAGGGCAAAAATTCGTTCAAAAAAATTGTGCAAATTTGTGCACTATCGTGCATGTAAATTCATAAAAAAATTACAGAAAAAAGGCCGCTTTCGCGGCCATAAAAATTACGTGTCGAGAGAAATTTGTGTGCGCAGTTGAATAGGATTCAGAATTGTATATCGCTGGCGAATAACATTATATAAATCAAAGTCTTTTACCCTTACGCTTATTACCATCGCATATTGCATATCAGGGGCTGAAACTCCCTTAACATGGCGCGAAGAATCTCGGGCATGATACCGTATATCAAAAACTGGATCGCTTAATAATGTATCAGCACTGAACTTTTTGCTTCTGTGCAAACAAGTTTCCCACTTATGACCTTCACTCCTACACTCCCTTTCAGTCTTATACTGGCTTTTTTGACCAAAGAAATCATCTGTATCGGTATCGTCAAGGCCGAATCTTGGGCGGAAAGTTACCTGCATACCGGCCCTTGTATAGTTTACTGAATGTTCAGGATCTACTGGGGTTTGAATGCATAAAGTAGCGGTAAGCTCAAATGCTTCGTCAAAGGGAACATCAGGGAATGGGATCGGTGCCCTTAAATATTTATTTTTTGCTAATGAACCATAGTAAATTACTGTAGCAGTATCATTTGGACAATCGATTAAAACGTTAGGATCCTCACTAAACCGTCCCCAACCGATATGTTCACGCGAATATTTTCTTGATGTTTCAGCATGATGAACAAGCAACGCTTTCAATGCAATGGTGTTCAATGGAGTTCCTGATAGAGCCGCAACTCCAGCGGCCGTTCTCAATGCTAATGGAGAGGCATAACTGGTTCCTTGAACTCCAACTATAGAACCAAGCAGAGGGTTGTAAGTGTAAAAAGGCTCGTCGTCGCTTCCACCAAAAATAACACCATCAGGTTTAACGAATCCGGGGCTTCTGCCTGGCCCAATACAGCTATATGGTGCCCGCCCCCATTTTTCACCGCTACGATCAGCAGCACCAATCGCTAGCGCGTTTACCATATCGGAAGGAGGTTGTATTCTCGCTGCATCACCGTCCTCATTGCCATCATTCCCAACAGCAACAGTAAGTAATATCCCATGCTTAGCACAGATTTGGTCTAAAACAGCAGTCCATACATGAACCTCATCATCACCAATTGGAAGATGAGGACCAATACTTAGATTAGCGAACTTATAGTCACCACTATCAAGAACGGACTGTATTTTCTTAAGGACATCAAATAAATCCCAATTGCCATTGTCACCTGATGTCGGTGAAAGAACTCTATAATGATCTACATTCATAAACGGTCTTTTAAAAGAAGGTGCATTTTCCTCGACACGTCCGAATAAGAAAGTGGATGTCACTTCATTACCGTGCTGCAATAATAATCCGCTTGTTTCTTTGGTGTCTGGATACACGTATTCCGTAACCCAATTACTCAAGTCAGCTGTCCCCAAGCCACCATCAAAAATGGCAATACGTTCGGATTCAAGAACAGCTTTAGAATTAGGGAGCTCCGGTGTAACTATATTAGATAACTTTCTGACAATGTTCGGCTGAGTACACCTGAGAGACGGCATCGGCCGCACAACGCGGATTAATGAAAAATCGAGTGTTTTTTTCATATCTTCAGGTCGCGCGTGTGCAACGATGAAAGTCAGCCCACCAACTTGGATTCTACTTTTGTAATCAACAGAGACATCATATTGTGCCGCATAGCTAATATAGGCTTTAACGATATCATCGTCTTCAACCCCAGCATGAAGAACCACTTCAAATTTTATCAAATCACTTTTCGCATGCTCAAAATTGCGTGCTCTCTCTTTTCCTTCAAAAAAGCTAACACTTTCAATTTCGATCAAATCCTTTTGTACGCCCTTCGGAGCTGTAGGGGAATTTAAAATTTCCTTAAATCTTATAACGGCATCATCATCACCGCTAACAAACAGTTGCGCCGTTACTAAGTCCTTATTCTGATCGCACTGACGTGCCGCTTTCCGTGGGCGAATGATTACCTGACGGCTGCCGACATCCCGTAAACCTGTCGCTCTAAGCAATCCTTCCGGAAAGTAGCTTTTACCCAAAAACGCTGGGTGTAAAGTTAAATTGAATACACTCTCCCCCCTTGGCTTAGCCGCATCATCCAAACTGCGAAAGCGTGAGAGTAAAGTATCAATCTCTGGGTTTAAATGCTCCCTTACTTCTTCAAGAGTATAGGGATAGCGCTTACCATCCCTTCCTTTAGGCAAAGGTTCCTTTTTTGTCAGAACATGACCGTTACCTAAAAGTAAGTTCCTTTCCATCATTTAATCCCCCACTTTTGTAATTTATTCGCGATTGTTGGATGTGAAACACCAACTAATTCAGCTATCTTCCTATTTGAAAAACCGTCAAAATGATATTTAATTATATTGAGATCATTATCGCTAAACTCATCCAATGAAACCCTCTCCGTAATTACGGCTTCTATTAATGAGCTTTCAAATGGAATATTTCTAAGTACCTCATTCTTTTTGGAGAAATTCAAAATACGGTTAATGATGGCAAAGGACATGCCATCTAATAATGGTGCAAGTTTTTTAGATAGTTCAGGTTCAATATTATGATTGACTAAATATCTATCTATCAGTTCTACTGATGGCATATTAAATTTAAGGATGTGCTCAAATCGACGCCAAACAGCCGGATCTAAGATATCAGGGTGATTAGTCGCAGCAACAAGAAGCGAGGTCGCTGGCCACTCATCTATGGTCTGTAGGAGTACAGTAACTAAACGTTTTAATTCTCCAACGTCCCTGTCATCATCACGTCTTTTTGCAACAGCATCAAATTCATCAAGCAAAAGGACACATGGTTTCTCTTTGGCATAATCCATAACGGATTTAATATTATTACCTGTTTTTCCCAAAAGAGAACTCATTACAGATGAGAGATCCAATGTTAAAAGAGGTAAATTTAACTTTGCAGCAAGCCAATGTGCGGACATTGTTTTGCCTACGCCTGGCGGGCCAGAAAGTAAAACCGTCTTCACAGGTTCAAGACCAGCTTTGAACAAAGAAACCGCATTCTCTCTTTCGTTAACAATTGACTCCAGCTTCTTTGAGATATCCGTATTCCATACAGGTTCTTCAACAATTGCGTTGACAGATGTTTCCTGCAAAAGGTTTCGTCTGGAGTCTCCATCCACAGGCATAGGAGCCTTACTAGATGCCCCACGTAATACTGTTCCCTCAGCAACTAACGAAGCCAGCTTAGAAGCTAAAGCCTCATCATTTTTACGGATGTTGTTAATCATCTTTCTGCATAGGAGTGTAAATGCATTTGCGTTGCCTTTGATGCCTTGCTCGATGAGTTTGAAAAGTTCATCCTCCCTCACGTTTACCATAAAACCCCCAATAAAACATCAGCTTGTGTAAGCTGGTAACTACATTAATGAAAATCATTGACTAATGTTACCACTCTTGCTGGCGTAATTCAAAGAGTATCCTTACTTTTTTACTGTATGGATAATCAGCATAAAATCTATCCAGTTGGGTTACTCGAACATACTGTCAATACTTGTTTCCAACGATTGATCAGTTCTACAGTTTTATCTCCTTCACTTGTGTTGGCAGCATGCTTATTCCTGAACCAGCTCGATTAACCCATGCTCATCGCGGTAGGGATAGAACGCTGCTAAACGCTCAAAGTCTGCCTGTTCGTGTGTGTTCAGGACTTTTGCCATGTGTGATAACCTGCGCTATCTGTGGTTGTTTGTGACTTGGTGTACTTATAAGTACACCTTGCGCGCAAGCTTAGTGTACTTATAGGAACACTGTCAATGCTTATCGGTGAAAAAATTAGAGTGATTCGTGAATCAGAGGATTTAACGCGCGAAGAATTTTGCGGCCTGATTGATGTGCCTATCGGCACTTTGCGTCGTTATGAAACGGGGCGGATTGAAAACATAGGGGGCGAAGTGCTTATCAAGATTGTTAATCACCCTCGCTTTTTTAAGTACATGAATTGGCTTATGACGGGAAAAACAAATGAGGCTGCTGGGCAGATCAGTCCCTCTCTCTCCCCTGATGGGCCAGAAAACACATCGTCTTCTCAAAAATCCCGCAAGACTGGTACACAGCCCGGTTAATCATGGAACGCTGGGGGCATGGTGGTCTTGTAACGCTGGGGTTTCACGAATGAGCATAAAATCAATTCCGGGAGGGTATCTTCTTGACATGCGCCCTGAGGGGCGTAAAGGCAAACGCATTCGCAAAAAATTTAAAACGAAATCGGATGCAGTTTTATATGAGCGGTGGGTGCTGGCGCAACAGCATAACAATGAGTGGAAAGGAAACTCCATTGATCGCCGTCCGCTGTCGGTGCTTATTGACTTGTGGTGGAAATACCACGGCCAGCTAATGAAGTCAGGGCATAACACGCGCCTTAAATTGCTGCGCTTGAGTGAGGCAATGGATGACCCGTGTGTGCATAAACTTAATACAACGATGCTCACCGAGCTACGTGTGTCCAGGATAGAGCAGGGGATACAGCCCAGCACCATTAATCGAGAGATTGGGGCGTTAAGCGCGATGTTTACCGCACTCATCTCATCCGGCCATTTTCTTAACGATAACCCCGTTCAAGGCCTTAAAGGAATGAAGGTTAACGAGCGCGAAATGGGATATCTGAGTAAGTCTGAATGTGTTCAGTTGCTGGATGCACTGGCTGAAAATCCCGATGAACGGCTGGCTGTCGAAATCCTTCTGTCGACCGGGGCGCGATGGGGCGAGGTAGCGGCACTGGAGCAGCGCCGTGTTCTTCATTGTCGAATCACTTTTTCAAAAACGAAGAACAGCAAAAACCGTACCGTTCCTATTTCTGAAAGCCTGTTTGAAAAGATCAAAAAACGGGGCGGGAAACTGGTGTTTCCGACGCTGGATTATCCATTGGTTCGCGATGTCATCAAAACGGTCGCACCTGATGTTCCTGACGGCCAGGCTGTTCATGCGCTGCGCCACACCTTCGCCAGTCATTTCATGATGAACGGCGGCAATATTCTGACGCTCCAGAAAATTCTGGGGCACGCAAAGATTCAGACAACGATGATTTATGCCCATCTTGCGCCGGATTACTTGCAGGATGCGGTGAGATTTAATCCTATTGCTGGGTAA